GATTTTGAAGAGTATGAGTCAAAGAGAAGGGCTGAACTAGACGGATTGCAGATTGGTATTGAGATGACGTTGGTTCCCCAGTTGCAAGAAGCGGCTGATGAACTTATAAAACTTCAAGGATATAACCAACAATGGACACAAATCCGTGACAGGGCGCAAACTGAGTTAGAAAGATCTGAGGCTGAAGCGGCTATCCGCCAAAACGCCAATCTAATTCAAGAAAAGTCTAAGTTCATCCAGACAAACCGTCCGAGAGTACAAGAGTTTCTAGGAGCCAGGGCTGAATATGTCAAGTCAAGTCTTGACAAAGCTAGGCAGAGTTTTTCAGACAGAGAGTTGGCAAACAAGGCCAATTTTGAAGAACTTAGAGAAAAATTGTCCAAGGACTGGAAAAGTGCGAATGCAACGCTTGTCCCAGGAGTAGCAAATATTGATTTGATCTCTTCTGATGAGCACTTACTAGGTTTAATACGGGATGGGATGAAGTTCCGTGAGAAACCAGTAGTTCGCAATGTCGGTGGTTCTATTGCGGCTAGTGTTAAAACTGGTGCAAAAGCAAAGACATCACCTTCTAGTGAGACTGAGAAACTTCAACAAGCAAGCAACAGAGGCGATAAGAACGCAACTAGACAACTTTTGGCAACAATGCTTGCAACTAACAAATCAAGGCGCAAGTAACCTTAAAGGAACTTTAAAATGGCACAAATTACTTCAGCAAACTTAGGTAATGGTAACGGACCATACCAAACAGATATCGTTGTTAAGGACATGGACTTAACAGTATCTAACTATGTTAAAGATCGTACTCCTACGACTAACATGGCAATGTCCAAAAAGCGCAAAATCAACTCTACGCTTCACATTTGGCCTATCGACTATTTCCGTCAACCAACATTGAACGCTAACTTGGAAGGTGCGGCAGTTACTTCCTCATTGTCCGAGTCTAATACTCGTGCAAACTGTGGTAACTACACACAAATCTTCACAACCGTGATTGGTGCAACTGGTACAGCTCGTGCAGTTGAGCAAGCCGGTGGAGATCCACAAGCATATCAAGAAGTTAAGCAATTAACTGAGATCATGTTTGACGTTGAGTTACAAATGGTTCGTGCTGACGGTGCTTCTATCAAGTATTCTGGACAAGCCGCAACTCAAGGTACAACACCTAACAACGGTAGACGTTTTGGTTCATTGTTCTCATTTGCTGGTACACGCTCTGGTAACGACACAGATGCAGTATCCGTATTGAACCTTGGCACTAGCGATGGTAATGACACAACAACTTCTACAGACACTAACGTACCGTTCAACGGTTTGTTGTCTAACGCAGGATTGGGTTATTTCTCATTTGGTGCTAACGAGACAAACCAACCTTTCTCCCCTGTTTTGTACAAACAGTTAGTAACTGCCGCTGAACAACGCTTCAACGCTAAGATTACAAACATGGTTGTGCCTACATCACTAAGAACCACAATTTCTGACAACATTCCACAGTCACGCTCTATCAACAGGTTTAATCCTGCTGACAAGGGAGACACGATTGGCACATACGAAGGAGACTTCAACTATACATACCAAATCGATGACAACTGGATCATGGACCAGACTGGTTCTAACAACAATGCGATTCTTTTCTTGAATCCTGATGTTGTTCAATGGGGTTCTTTGCGTGAACTAGGTCCAAACAACGAAGTATTCTCAAATGCAGATGCTTCTTTGGATCAGTACATCATGGAAGGTACATTGATTGTTCGTAACCCAGCCGGTGTTGCAGTTCTTGCCGCAATCACAACTGGTACACCAATCACTACACCTAGAGCCGCTTCACAAGTTAAGCGTTACCTCGCTTGATGCAGTTGTGATGTTGGAGGGAATCCCACAAGGGTTCTCTCCCTTTTTTTTGGGATTGATATGGAATTGAATTTAGACAACGAAGAAGCCAANACTAANGAGGATTACTACACAAAAGGTAATCTAGAAGCGGGTATTGAGGGAATATTGTCCCGAAATAACCAAATGTTTAATGACGTTAAATCTGGCACTTGGAGTCAAACATTCAANACAGACCGTATTGATTACAAAATAGGCGCAGAAGATGGCAGACGTTATGTCCAGTACACACAACATAACGTAGATGCTATCAANCAAAATTGCAAAGAAAGAAGAGAGTTTTACAAGATTCACGGTACAGCCAATCCTTTTTTTGCCGGAACATTCCATGCAATGGATTTGCCAAAATGTTTCGCCCATGAGATTAGTTCAAAATGGTTTAATAACCGTCCCTGGGAGCTAATCAAACAAGATATAGATGACAAAATCCTGTTTTATGCAATAGTTAACGAGTACTATGCAGATTTTGTATGCCATCCAAGCGGAAAAATACCATTACCGTACAATCCAATCATACCTACTCGATGAGGATGTTTTATGTCGTTATTTATCCAATCAGCCAACAGTCTCGTTACAAGAGTGGCGCAATGGGTAGGTGCGATTCCTGTTAATCAGAACATTAACGCTACGGCGTACAACCCTTCTACTGGTGCAATAACAACAGCATCTGATACCACTAGCGTTATCTTTGTTGGTGACTTTATCTCGCCCACGCCCGTAGGACCATTCACCGCAGTATTGGCGGTTACTTCAACAACAATTACCGTATCTGACCCTGACCTTATTTGGGGTGCATTTAGTTTGCCAGTAAGCATTCTTAAATTGCCAACACAATCTACTCTTGATATACAGTTTTGTATTCAATTTGCTGAGTTGTCATTCAGAACAATTTATCTACCGGCATTGAGGAGCAATCCTTATGACCCAGTAAATCCATCTTCAGTTGTCACAAGCTCAAATGGCCTAGCGCCTATTCCTTCTGACATGAACTGGCCTATTATTTTCTTCCAACAAACCCCTAGCTCCCAAGTTCCCCCAGGCACATTGAACGCAGGGTTTGGACCTTGGATTATTTATGACAGGGTTGGAGACAGAGAAATCATTCGTTTATCAATGATTGACCAGTTGTACGTTAAGCCTTTTGGAGTTCCAAGGGTTATTAGGGCTAACTTTTCCGAGGTAGGGCCTAATTATCTGTTTACGCCTAATCCTGGTAACGGAACAACAATATTGGCATATTATGTTAAATCATTCCCATTCTTGCTTGGCCCAACTGGGGATGCATTAAATCCTATTGTGCAAAACAACGCTATATTGGCTACATTCCCTGAAGGATATATGTACAAAGTGTTGTCGGTTTATTACGACAAAAAGAAAAACGTACAAGAATCTGAAAAATGGAATGCTCGTTTTGATTCTGCGTATGGATTAATTGAAGACCAAGCAATGAAAGATCTTTGGAGTGGTGGAGATAGACATTTATCTTCAGAATTCCAACCCAGAAATTATCGATATTCTTTTAGGTGATCAACAATGGCATCATCTAGTCTGTATGGAAATCAAAATAGTGGCGTAGAAATAGTCCAATTCCAATGGTTTATTTTTTACCAATCATCATCTGCACCATCAACTCCTACGGGCGGAGCTTGGAATTTCCAAACCAATGTTGGAGTTCCGCCAAGTGGTTGGACTAATTCACCGCCTACAAGCCCTGCAAATCAGATCTGGGTATCAATAGCCTTTGTATCGTCATTAACGCCTACAACGCTATCCTGGTCAGTCCCAGGCCTATGGTTTCAACAAGGAACTGCTGGGCAAGTAGCGGTAGGCACAACATCTACGCTATCTGCGGGTAGCCCTGCTACTGTTGCTAATAGTGGTACGCCTTACAACGCAATACTAAACTTTGGTATACCGCAAGGTATTCAAGGTATACAAGGTCCAACGGGTAATACTGGGCCACAAGGTCCTACTGGATCAACAGGAACAGCCGCTACGGTTGCTGTAGGTACTACCACAACCCTTTCTTCTGGTTCGTCCGCTACAGTAGCTAATAGTGGCACTTCTTCTGCGGCGGTGTTTAATTTTGGAATACCACAAGGCCTTCAAGGTATACCAGGTAGTGCGGCAAGCATAGCGGTTGGCACAACTACAACGCTTTCACCTTCTTCCTCTGCAACTGTATCTAATAGTGGATCTTCTAATGCGGCAATCTTTAATTTTGGTATACCGCAGGGCACAGCGGGTACTGCCGCCACAATTGCTGTGGGGACAACAACTACGCTTGCGCCTGGATTGTCCGCAACTGTTACAAATTCTGGAACATCAGGTTCTGCGACATTTAACTTTGGAATTCCACAAGGAACGGCTGGTACTGCGGCTACCATTGCGGTGGGAACAACAACTACAACTGCGCCTGGAACATCTGCTACCGTTACTAATTCTGGTACATCTGGAGCGGCAGTATTTAACTTTAGTATTCCACAGGGTGCAGGGGTTCCTTCTGGAGGAACAACAGGACAATTTCTTTATAAAAATTCTTCTTCTAATTACGATACTTCATGGGATACATTAACTTTTTCTCAAATAGGATCTACTCCTACGACTTTGAGTGGGTATGGGATCACAGATGCTATTAATGTTAGTCAAAAGGGTGTTTCAAACGGTGTAGCAACCCTTGATAACACAGGTAAAGTTCCAACAAGTCAATTGCCTGCGGCAGTATTAGGTGCAGTTCAGTACCAGGGTAGTTGGAATGCGAGTACAAACACTCCTACTTTGACATCTTCTGTTGGAACTCAAGGTTATTATTATGTGGTTTCTACAGCAGGAACTACGTCAATTAACGGTATAAACCTTTGGTCTGTTGGTGATTGGATTGTATTTAACGGGTCTGTTTGGCAAAAAGTTAATGGATCTAGTGCAGAAGCATTTAGTGCAATAACTGTAACTGGTTTAACTGGCTATATGTATGCCAATGGCACGAGCCAAGTTACTGCCTCAACAACCATTCCTAATGCTGGACTTGCTAATTCAACTATTTCAGGTGTTTCATTAGGATCAAACCTTAATACGTTAACCATTGGGTCAGGCTTAAGTGGCACAAGCTATAATGGAAGTACTGCGGTAACTATTGCAAACACTTCACCAATGGTTTATCCAGGCGCAGGAATACCTAATTCCACAGGTAGCGCATGGGCCACAAGCTACGGCACTAACGTAGCAAACGGTGTCGCAGTATTTGATGCAAACAAAAACTTAACTGTTAACTGTTTGTTTGAAGGATTTAACACTCAAGCGGCAAGCGGTAGCACAATTACATTGCTACCAAGCTCTGTACAAAACTGGTTAATTACTGGCTCTGGCGGTCAGACAATTAAATTACCAGATGCCACAACCCTGCCAAACGGTGCATTGTTTACATTTAACAATAACCAAAGTTCTGGAACGATTGTTGTACAGAATAACTCTGGTACTACTGTTTGTACAATTCAGTCAGGTGGGTTTATCGAAGTAATTCTGCAAAGCAATTCAATTGCCGCAGGTACTTGGGATTACCACAACTTTGCTCCTACAAATGCTTCTTGGTCTACAAATACTCTTTCTTGGTCAGGTTCTTATACAAATGGTACTTGGAATGGATCGGTAATTGGTGCTTTATATGGCGGCACAGGTGTAGCAGGAACAATTACAGGATATGTATATGCAAATGGTACAGGCGCACATACTGCAAGTACTACGATACCTACGACTGCACTATCAGGAACAATAACTAATACTCAATTAACTAATAGTTCAATTACGATTAATGGTACATCCACAAGCCTGGGTGGATCAATAAACGTAGGCACAGTAACTTCTGCTTCTGTAGTATCAGCTAATGGCTTTGCGGGTACTGTAGCAAATGCCACAACAACTCCTGCAATAACGGTATCAACAACAGTTACAGGCCTTTTAAAAGGTAATGGCACAGCTATCAGCGCCGCCACATCTGGAACTGACTATGCTCCTGCAACGTCTGGTTCTGCAATCCTTTATGGCAATGGATCAGGTGGATTTTCAAGTGTATCAATAGGTAGCGGAGTTTCATTTACTGGTGGAACTTTAAGCGCAACAGGTTCAGGCGGTACAGTAACTTCAGTATCTGGAGCTGGATCAGTAAATGGAATAACATTGACTGGTACAGTAACTTCTAGCGGATCGCTTACTTTAGGTGGCACTTTAGGGTCAATAACTAACTCTCAATTAACTAATAACTCTATAACATTTGGTGCTACTGCCTACGCCCTTGGGTCTACAGTAAGTAACATAAATGGGGTTTCTATTGGCGGAGGAACATTCTAATGATGACCAATAGCTTTTATGGATTAACTCAGGAAGAATCCGCAGGGTTGTACGGAAATGGTGTTACTTTTGGCGGAACATATTTTCAATGGTTAATTTTTTACCCAAGCGCAACACAGCCTGCTACTCCTACTGGTGGATCATGGAATTTTCAAACTAACTCAGGAACTCCTCCTACAGGATGGTTAGCAAATCCTCCGACTGCTCCAGTTGCTGAGGTTTGGGTATCAGTAGGGGTTGTTTCTTCAACATTGACAACTCCTATATCTTGGTCAACACCTGGATTAATGACAATACCTAATTCAACAATATTTGGCACAATGGCTTATCAAAATGCAAATTCAGTAACAATTACAGGTGGAACACTAAATGGTGCTGAAATTGGCGGTGGAACCTTCTAAGGATTAAATATGTCACAAACAGGATATTCGAAAGTTCAAATATACAGCAGTTCAACTGCTAGTAATACTCCGTCTGCGAGTAATTTAACCAATGATACAAATGGTTCTGAATTGGGAATTAACATTACAGACGGTAAATTGTTTTATAAAGACAATTCTGGAACTGTTCAAGTAATGGCTACCAAGGGAACAGGGCCTATTGGCGGTTCAAATACACAAGTTCAATACAACAGTTCTGGAGCATTAGCAGGTTCTGCTAATTTAACTTTCAATGGTACAACACTAACAGCAAATACTTTAAATTTAACAAATGCTTTAGGTACTGGATATGGCGGAACAGGACTTACATCATTCACAGCAAATGGTGTGGTATATGCGTCTAGTACAAGTGCTTTAGCTACTGGGTCTGCGTTGACTTTTGATGGTACAAACTTTGCAACTACTGGTTCTATAAGCCTTAACAACAATGCAGGTAGTGCTTATTATTTAAGAAATGGCGCAGGAACGACAACTTGGGGATATTTATATTCAGATGCTACTAACTTAAATTTGTGGAATTCACAAAATGGTTATTTGGCATTTGGTACAAATAATACAGAAAAGATGCG